AAGCAAGGGCGTCCCGGATCTTGGGGCAATAAGCGCACTACAGAAAAAAATGCACTACTTTGTTTTTGTTTCTCAATTCCTCTCTTCCGGAACGCCGAAACATAAAGAAAAAATATCAAACATCTCAGACTTTACGAATCTTTTTCTCACATATTTAAAAGGTGTCGCCTCAGAGATACCATTTACAAAAAGTGGCACAATTAGTACCTACTCCACGTCACCATTGGCTACTGGCTTATGTGTTGAAATTGATACAGAAACTTATGATAATGATGAAAAGAAACACAAGTTTCTTACTGATCCAAACTTTAATGTTTATAGAATTGTTGCACGAAGGTTTGGATTTATGATAGATAGAAATGTGCCGTGGAGGTTGGTCGCAGATGTTAAATCACTTAAAATGCGCGAATATATGCGAATTGCATATGAAGAAAGTATAATACAAAAAAGACAAAACGCCATCGTAGAGGCAACAGAAATAGCAATAAAATCAGAATTTCCTGAATGGCCAACAGTGGAAGGCATTGTAGACGGCACTTATGAAGGAGCTAACCTAGAAAAAGCCACGGCTAGCCCTTCAGAGATCGCCGAACGCCAAGAACAACTGGAAAAAGAACTTAATGATGTTTTAGTTGACGTGGCAAACGAAACATTCGCGGCCGGCCTGACGGAGACAAAAGAACTTTATAATGCTAAAAGCCCAGAATGGGATATTAATGGAGCAGCAATATGCACAGGAGAAACCTTTAAAGTATGTCGGTCAAGAGTACTTAAATTTGATAAATTTTTTGAAATTTACTATGATATTCCATACTTAGACGAAATAGAAGAAATTAAAAAAACTGTATATACTTGGTACCTAAGCTATTATGTACAAAACCCGATCACTAAAAAAAGAATTTTATGTTCTAATAAACCAGGAATAGCACCAAAGTTTACTACTAAAGAAATAAAGTTAAAGTTGTTATCTGAACAAGAATATGATAAATTATATAATGAATTCTTTTGGATTAAAATGTATTTTGATATCAAATTGGCGGAAAGTAATATAAAATTAAAACTATTTGAATATAATAAACATCTAAAAAAGATAATGGAGTTGGCAACTTTAAATTTTATCGATAACACAGGGAAATCTAAATTAAAGGGCACCACAACGAAAAATCACGACCATACACATAAATATTTTGTTGATAAATATGGGAATGGCACAGTGGCAATGTCCAGTGTCGGACCACAGTCGCAGTGGCACGATCACAAAATAATCAATTGGGCTATACAGCCAGTTGGGAGAACAGGAACATCTCTGGGAGTCGTAGCCGGTCCATTAGACCACACACATTCAATCAATTCTGATTTACCTTTTGCGCTGGCTTACATTAACAAAATCATTAGAAAGAAGATGAAAGGCTTAAAACAAATATATAGAAAAGAAGATAAAGAACAAGCAATTGGCGAACTAGTGTTAAACGCTTCTCAAAATGGAATGATCCCCTCTTAAAAAATATTAAAAAATTGTTTGATATTTTTACCAAATGTGATATAGTATGAATTATGTTGTTTCAAACATTCGACGACAAAAAAAACTGCAACGCAACGTACACAAAAAACAAGCTGTACCTTAAAACCTTTCCTAAAAAAATGACAAAGACCTGGGCATATTCAGAATCATTAAAGAATAAAGACAATATTGAATATGCACAAATTTATTGTAAAGGAAAAACATTAGATGCAATATGTCCAGAATATCTTCAAAAAGACTGGGAAAAGGTTAAAAATAAATTGATCGCCTTTTATAAAGCATGCGAAGAAGCACAGCTAGATTTAAACAAGCATTGTTTTTATGACATGACACCAAAATCTTTTTTAGAAGACTTGGCTCAAATTAAAAACAAAATATGTGATTTTGTTTTTTCAAGTCACGAAAAACCCAAAAATCATGACTTCATGCTGCAACTCATAAAAGTTCTAACAGAAATTAAAAATACAAAACTTAATGTCAACTATTCGGCATTAAATAATCGCCGGCACGAATTTAAAGTTAGAAAATTTATATCAAACAACAAAAATAATCTACCATACATTAGCTACGACCCTTTTAAAACAAAAACAGGAAGACTTTCTACCCGGCCAAGCACTTTTCCTATTTTAACCATGGATAAGGACTATAGAAGAATATTAAAGCCAAACAATGATTGGTTTATAGAATTTGATTTTAATGCTGCAGAGTTGCGTGTTATGCTTGGCCTCCTGAAAAAAGTACAGCCACAAGAAGATCTCCACGCGTGGAATGTTAAGAATGTTTATCAAGGATTAGTTACACGAGAAAAAGCCAAAAAAAGAATATTTGCATGGCTTTATAATCCAGAATCAAATGATTATCTTTCAACTAAAGCTTATGATAGGGGATCATTGTTACAAGATTGTTGGGATGGACACAACATACAAACAGTTTATGACAGAACAATTGAAACTGATGAATATCACGCATTAAATTATTTGATACAGTCAACTGCAGCAGATCTGCTTTTTAAGCAAATGATTAAAGTTTGGGGAATATTGGAAGACAGAAAATCTAGGATTGCTTTTTGTATGCACGATTCTCTCATAATAGATTATTCTGAAGAAGACAAGGAAATTTTAACAAAATTAAAAAAGATATTTTCTGATACTGATTTAGGAAATTTTGTAGTAAACGTATCAGTGGGTAAAAATTACGGGGAAATGAAAAAATTAAGTATCTAAAATGAATATAATTGGTTTAGGACAAGCAGGCTGTAACATCGCAGAATACTTTAAACAGTATCCGCAATATAAAGTCTGTAAAATAGATGTAGGGCTTAAAAATTTCGAGAACGAGTACGCCTTGGAGTATCAAGCAAGCCCAGAAGCGTACGAAAGTAAGTTTCCAAATTTAAAACAAACTCTTTTGAAGGGGATGTCCGGCCCAACTTTGTTTATAACAAGTTGTGGGTTTATTTCTGGAGCCTCTTTACGTCTTCTGGAACAAATACAAAATACCTGTGAAGTGAGCGTACTTTATATCAAACCAGATAATAATAACTTGTCAAAAGAAAAAACTTTTCAAGAAAATCTAGTATTTAATGTTTTTCAAGAATATGCTCGATCTGGACTACTTGAAAGGCTTTATATTGTTGACAATACAAAAGTGTCCGAGATAGTTGGGGAGACGCCAGTACGAGAATATTATAATCAAATAAATAAAACAATTTGTTCTACAATTCACATGATAAATGTTTTTGAGAACTCAGAATCAGCAATGAGTACCTTATTCGAGCCCACGCTTACAGCACGAATATCAACTTTTGGCTTAGTAGATTTTGAAACAGGAGAAGAAAATATGTTTTTTGACCTTGACATGCCAAGAGAGAAAAGGTATTATTATGCTATCCCAGAGAAAATTTTAAGTTCTGATGGGACACTTGTTAAAAAAATTAAAAAACAAGTTAAAAATGGTCTTGAACATGATAAAATGAGAAACAGTTATGCGGTATATTCTACAAATTATGAAACATTATATGTATATTGTGTATCAAATAGCACCCTCATTCAAAAAAATGAAAAAAATGCTTGACACATTTAAAAAAATGAAGTATTATATAGACAGCAACATGAGAGAGTTATCATGTTGACTTTAACAAGGAGAAAATAATAATTATGTCAATTGATATGAAAAAAATGCGTGAACGTCTTGGCACGCTTAAAAATAAGGGCGGCGCTAGCGGCTTTTGGCGCCCTCAAGACGGCGAACAAACTATTCGGATTGTTCCGACAGCAGATGGAGATCCTTTCAAGGATTACTGGTTCCATTATAATGTAGGCGACAATCCTGGGTTTCTTAGCCCAAAAAGAAATTTTGGCGAAGATTGCCCCCTAGATTCTTTTGTTCGAAATCTTTGGCAAGAAGGTACCGAAGAAAGTCGACGAATGGCTAAAAAGTTGTCAGCCCGACAACGTTTTTTCGCTCCAGTCGTTGTACGTGGCGAAGAAGATCAAGGCGTACGTGTTTGGGGCTTTGGAAAACAAGTATATGAAAAGCTTTTGAATTTGGTACTAAACCCAGAATACGGTGATATCACTGATTCTGAAGCAGGTACCGATTTGACGATTGGTTATGGAAAACCTGCAGGAGCTTCCTTCCCAGTGACGAACATCACTCCCCGCCGACGAAGTTCCCCGCTTTGTCCCGATGGCCCTGAAAAGTGTCGCGAAGTTCTGGATAGCATCCCGGACTTTGATGAGCTTTTTGCCGGAAGTCGCAAGACTTTTGCAGAAGTCCAAGCGATGCTAGACGAGTTTCTTTTGGGGGAAGCAAACCCAGAAGAAGTTTCGTCTGAAACTACCAAGTACAATGCTAGCGAAAATAAAGATCAAGGGAATTCCGTTGATAAAGCTTTTGCTGATTTGTTAGGGTAGTGGATTTGTATGAAAGAGGGGAAGTTATTTCCCCTCTTTCATTTTTAAAAGGGATTATAATGGCAAGAACTAAAACAAAAAAAACCGGCACAATTTCAATCGCTGATATGCGGAATATCATTAATAAAAAAGCTGGGATGAATGTGGCCCACAATCTTAATAAAGATAGTCCAACTCTCGTTAAAGATTGGATTCCAACTGGATCTCGCTGGCTTGATTCAATTGTTTGTCGAGGCAAATTAGCAGGCATTCCAGTAGGTAAAATCGTAGAAATCGCAGGACTAGAATCAACTGGTAAATCTTATATGGCTGCTCAAGTTGCAGCCAACGCTCAAAAAATGGGCATCGATGTTGTTTATTTTGATTCTGAATCGGCAATTGATCCTACGTTCCTTGAAAAAGCTGGCTGCAATGTTGAAAATTTACTATACGTACAAGCTACCTCTGTTGAATTTGTACTTGAAACAATCGAAGAACTATTAGGCTCAAATGAAAATCGTATGCTCTTTATTTGGGATTCCTTGGCACTAACACCAGCAGTCTCAGATATTGAAGGAGACTTCAACCCTCTTTCCTCAATGGCAGTTAAAGCAAGAATTCTTGCGAAAGGGATGTCAAAACTTACAGTGCCAATTGCAAATAGTCAATCAACATTTTTGGTATTAAACCAGCTTAAAACAAACATTACACGATCTCCGTCAGAGGCTCTTACCACACCTTATATGACTCCTGGCGGGAAAGCCATGATCTATGCGTATTCTTTACGAGTCTGGCTCACTGGTCGAAAAGCAAAAGCTTCTTTCGTCTTAGATGACAAAGGATTTAGGATCGGCTCAGAAGTAAAAGTTAAACTTGAAAAATCTCGTTTTGGAACACAGGGTCGACAATGCAATTTCAAGATTTTGTGGGGAGACGAAGTAGGTATACAAGACGAGGAAAGCTGGCTTGATGCAATTAAAGGCTCAGATTCACTAAGACAAGCTGGTGCCTGGTACGAACTTTGCTATAAAGATAATACTTGTGAGAAATTTCAAGGCTCCGGCTGGGTTGATAAGCTTCAAAATGAAAAGTTTAGAACTCGCGTATTAGAAATTATGGATGAAGAGATTATTCGTAAATTTGATGATAGAACAGGAAACGCCGCAGATTATTACGAAAAAGAAGAGGAATGATTGAAATTTAGTGACTATTTATAATGGACATGAAAATTAGGAGACCTCTATGAAAATTTCTGTTGAAAGACTCAAACAAATCATCAAAGAAGAAGTAGACGCTTATGCCCTACAGGAAAAATTAACTGATAAAGAAAAAAAGAAGAAAGCAAAGCTTGAAGACGATCTCGACGACCTTGAACATAAGTGAATGAAAGAAGGAAAGCTGAGTTCAGCCTTGATGGAAAGATATCAGTTAAAAGAGTCGGTTGGCAAAGTGCTATGGCATTCATTAGATAAAGATGGTCAAATTGGCGAATATGATATGCGGTTTGGAGATGTGGTTGTTAAAGGAATTTTACCAGAACATATCGAACCAGTCCTTGAAGTCACACATGTACACTCAACGCAAACAAAGCGTAAGAAGAAAAAAAAGTAAATGCCCTACGTTGTCCGAGGAAAGTGTGTCTATAAAAAAGGGGAAGGCGGGAAACCTGGCAAAAAAGTAGGCTGCACAAAAGGCTCTATCAAAAAATACCTTGCAGCTTTACACATGCATGCAGACGAATCTCTTGACCGCGAACTTACCAAAGAAGATCTTGAAGAAATAATTAGGGAAGCCGTCGCTGACGTAGCAGATGTAGAGGATGTGGAATCTGCGACTCCTACAACCTTGTTAAAACGGAAGCCCGACCCTTTAAAAATTGAATACCAACCAGAAGAAGATTACACCCAGCGCCCCATTGGGCTTAGAGGAGTGTCTACTGAGCCTAAAAGTGCTTATGAACTCGCCAAAAGCACCCTGCAACATGTAAGAGATGTGACACCATTTGGTGTGACTGTTGGCGGCAAACAAATTGCACTTAATAAAGGCGCAAGATGGAAAGGTTTGGGAGCCGAAAACCCAAAGTATACTCTTTCTTTGACAGGGAAATTTGGAGGAGAAAAAGGTATTACACTGGAACAAATCATAAGAGAAGAATTAGAAAAATTACTTCATGAACAAACCATTTAAATCAATTAAAAACAAAGGAGAAAATAAATGAAACTTAAGGCAGTTCATTGCCTAAGTTGCAATGATATCATATATTCAAGAGCGCCAAATGACTTTAGAAATTGCTCTTGCGGTCAGATTTTTGTTGACGGAGGACGCTCATATTTTAAATATGGCGCAGCGCCTAACGCAGAATATAAAATAACAGAAGTGGAGGTTAACATCCCTCTCAGCAAATTATATGAAGACTGGAATCAAATGTCTGATGAATATGGTATAATCCACGCGGCATAATTTCCTTTACATATTAATAAAATTGTGCTATCCTAGATAAGTGATTTGGCTGGATGGCGGAATTGGTAGACGCAACGGACTTAAAATCCGTTATCCGTAGGGGTGTAAGGGTTCGAGTCCCTTTCCAGCTACTTTTTAAAAAGGAGAAAATATGAGCTATAAAACGCCACATAGAAAATTTAGGCGAAGAAGAAAACTCGGTTCGATGAAACGTAAAAAACGCAAATTAGCTAGAAAGAAAAAGAAATAATGAAAAGAGTTATGATAATAGATGCCCTCAATCAATTTTTGAGAGCTTATATAGTAAACCCAACAATAACACCGAATGGAGATCCCGTTGGTGGAACGGCCGGCTTTCTTAAAATTTTACAAAAGCTTTGCCGCGAAATAAAGCCAGATAAAGTTATTATATGCT